TTTAATTTAAACATTTACTATGAGTTGGACCTATCAAGGCAAAACCATAAAAGACATTTCAGATTTTCCCCCTAATTCTTTCGGATTTGTGTATGTTATTACACATTTAGAAACTAATAAAAAATATATTGGTAAAAAAGTATTATATTTTAGTAAAAAAGTAAAATTAGGTAAAAAAGAATTAGCTGCTTTAACTAATGTAGTAGGAAGAAGACCTGCGTATAGATTAGCAGTTAAAGAATCCGATTGGCTTACTTATTATGGTTCGCAAAAAGAATTAAAATCATTATTAGCCGAAAGTAAAACAAAAGATTTTAAAAGAGAAATTTTAAAAATTGTTCCATCTAAAAAATTATTAACTTATTTTGAAACTAAATATCAAATGATTTATCAGGTATTGGAAAAGCCCGATGAATTTTTTAATGATAATATCTTGGGTAAATTTTATACTAAAGATTTTGAAGCTATAGAATTTAAAGATCCCTTGGAAATTAGTAATCTTTAACGTATATTATTGTTTATGGTTAATCAGTTATTAATCAGTTTAGTGAACTCCGTATTGGGTTCTGGGAAAAAAACTGCAAGAGGCAATATGGCTTATACTTGTCCTTATTGCCATCACCATAAACCGAAACTAGAAGTTAATTTTACAGTTAATAAAGAAAAAGTAAATCCATGGCATTGTTGGGTTTGTAATAAAAAAGGTAAATCAATTTTACAGTTATTAAGAAAAGCCGGAGCTTCACAAGATAAAATAAATGAAGCTAAAACTTTTGTTAAGGATACTTCTTATGTACCTACTGAAAAAAATGTAGTTACATTAAAATTACCCTCGGAGTATAAACGTTTAGACCAGTCAGATAATAATAGCATAGTAAAAAAACACGCACTTACTTATTTAAAAAAGCGAGGTGTTAATCTAACGGATATTACAAAATATGATATAGGATATTGTGAAAGTGGTTTATATGAAAATATGATTATTATTCCAACTTATAATAAAGATGGTAGATTAAATTATTTTACTGCTAGATCATTTGATAAAAATGCCTATATTAAATATAGGAATCCTAAGGTAAGTAGGGATATAATCCCTAATGAACATTTAATAAATTGGAGATTACCAATTATTATATGTGAAGGTTTATTTGATGCAATAGCAATAAAAAGAAATGCAGTACCTTTATTGGGTAAAAATATTCAAAGTGAATTAATGAAAAAAATAGTTAGTTCATTTGTAAATAAAATTTATATAGCATTAGATAAGGATGCTATAAAACAAGCTTTACATTTCTGTGAAAATTTAATGATGGAAGGTAAGGAAGTCTATTTTGTAGATTTACAAGATAAGGATCCAAGTGAAATGGGTTTTAAAAATTTCACCAAATTAGTTCAAAATACAGTTCCAATGACTTATTCATCTTTATTGGAGCAAAAATTAGCAGTATGATAAAGAAAACATACAAACGAATTTTGGAAATCTCTGATGACCATAAACAAATAACTTTACCTGATTCTAGATATTATAGAAGAAATGGTGAATATTATCCCTCAGTAACTTATGTTTTAGGTAGTTATCCTAAGGGCAAACATTTTGAAGATTGGCTTAAAAAAGTTGGGTACAGTGCTGATTGGATTGTAAAAAAAGCAGGTGAAGAAGGTAATGCAGTTCATTTATTAATTGAAAAGTATTTTAAGGGTGAAGAATTAAATTATTTAGATGAAAAAGGTTACCCTAAAATGGATCCTTTAGTTTGGCAAATGTTTTTAAGGTTTGTTGACTTTTGGGAAACTTATAAACCAACTTTAATTGAAACTGAAGTACATTTATTTAGTGATGAACTAAAAATAGCTGGTACTTGTGATTGTATTTGTGAAATTAATGGTGAATTATGGGTAATTGATTTTAAAACATCTAACCATTTACATACTACTTATGATTTGCAAAGTGCAGCTTATACTCAAATGTATAAGGAATGTTATGGTAAAACGGCAGATAGAATTGGTGTATTATGGTTAAAATCTAAATCAAGAGGAGTAGACAATTCAGGTAAACGTTTAAAAGGTAAAAAATGGGAAATGTTTGAATCACCTAGAACTCAAGAAGAAAATTTAGAAATATTTAAATCAGTTAAAAATATATTTGATTTAGAAAATCCTAAACATAAACCTTCAACCACTTCTTTTAAAACTACAGTAAAGAGAATCGTGTAAAAATTTGGTTTTCTCAATAATCTTTCGTATATTTACACCGTAAATAAAAAATAAAGGTTATGAGTGATAATAAACTATTAGAATTCCTATTAGATAAGAAAAAGAAAGGTTTACCTATGAATGTAGGACAGGCTATGTCTGAGTTAGATATCTGGAGAGAAGGTAAAGTCGAGTCTGAAGTTAATACTTTTCGAATACATTGGGAAAATAATAATAAATAGACTAATAATATTTATGACATATGATAAAACTCTATGACTTATTATTAGAGCAAGTAGGTAAACCGAAAGCAATCATTTTAGCTGGTGCTCCTGGTGCGGGTAAGGGTTTTATCTTAAGCGGTTTAGATTTAGGTAATCTTAAAGTTTTAAATGTAGATAATGATTATATTAATTTGCTTAAAAAAGCTAATGTATCACTAGATTTAAAAAATGCAAGTCCTGAAGGTAGAAGTAAAGCCGCAATAGCTATGGCTCAAGCTAATAAGGAATTTAAAGGTAAAGTAGCAGCTACAATTGAAGGTAAAGAATCATTTATTTTAGATGGTACTGCTGCATCAGTTAAACAAACAGCTAATCTAAAAAATGAATTAGAAGAAGCAGGATATGATGTATTTATGCTTTATGTTTATACTGATTTAGAAAGATCATTAAAACAAAATCAGGATAGATTTGAAAAATCAGATGGTAAGGATAGAAGTTTAGCTCCTGCAATAGTATTACGTACTTGGGCTTCAGTAACTAGTAATTTTAAACCTTATGAAGCTATGTTTGGTGATAATTTTGTCTCAGTAGCTAATACATTAGAGGATGAAAAATTAAGTGATGTAGCAGATATAATTAAAAAATATTTAGATCCATTTAAACCAACAGGTACTAAACCTAAAACGGATGCTCAAAAAGCTAGAAGTGAAAAGAGCAAAGCAGAATTAAATGCTAAAGTAAAAGAATTACTTTCTGATGATAATGTAAATATGATTATTAATAATTCAGTATCTAAAGAGGAAGCACAAGCAAAAATAAAACAATTTTTAAGTTAATGAGTTTAATAGATGTAAATACATTAATAAATGAACTAGTACCTGATCAAAGTATTAGTAAAAATTCTAAAAAAGTAGGAGTTTATGCTGGTAGTTTTAAACCACCTACTAAAGGACATTTTGCTGTTGTTCAAAAAGCTTTAAGAGATAATCCTGATTTGGATGAATTAAATATTTTTGTTGGCACTGGTGTAAGAGATGGGATTGACCAATCTCAATCTATGTTAATTTGGGACATATATAAAAAATATTTACCATTTAAGGTTAATATTATGCCAGTAACTAAACCTCCTATCAAAGCTGTTTACGATTATGCTAAAGAAAATCAGGATGAACAAGTAAGTTGGATTATTGGAGCTAGAGAAGGTAATGAAGATGATTTTAAAGATATAGCCGATAGAACTAAAGCTGCTGATAATTATAAAAATTTAGTAGTTAGACCAACCATTACACAATCAGGTGCTAGTGGTACTGCGGCTAGAAATGCTTCTAAAGTATCACAAGAAAAATTAGAACCTTTATTACCTAAAAATTTAAATCAACAAGAAAAAGATGATGTATTTAATATTTTAAACAGAAGGTTAACTGAAGCTGATCCTAAAAAAGGTACAGGTAAAAAACCTAAAGGTTCAGGTAGAAGATTATACACAGATGAAGATCCTAAAGATACTGTAGGTGTTAAATTTAGTACTAGACAGGACATAGTAGATACTTTAAATAAAAAATCTTTTAAAGCTAAATCACATGCAAGGCAATCTCAAATAATTAATTTAATACATCAAAGAGTTAGAGCTGCTTTATCTAGAACTAAAGACCCAGCTAAGAAAAAGAAATTAAAATCGGGTTTTGAATACATTAAACAAAGAAAGGAAGCATCTAAGAAAAAAACACAACGTTTAAAAAAGAAAAAAGTTAATGAAAAAAAAGGATTTGGAAAATCTGGGTATAGATATAGATCTATTTATAAAAAAAATGGTAAATTTTATTTTATGCAGGATAACCCATTTTCACCTGGTATAAGACAAGAATTTGGTCCTTATAAAACTAAAGAGGCAGCAAAAAGAAAAATGCAATCATTTCCACCAGGTACTAGTTATAGAGATTTAACTGAAGAAGAGTTATTTGAAAAATTATGTAAAAGAGGTAAAGCTTATATAGCTAAAAGAAAAAGAGAAGGTGAAAAGCATAATCCCTTTTTAGCTGGTAGAGCCGTAAAAGTATGTAAAGGACAAATGAGTGGTGTTGATGGTAAACAAAAAAAGGATTTTAGACCTAAAAAAGGTAAATCAAGATCAGCCCAAGGCAGAAAACCTGATATTGTAAAAGAAATTGGAATTAATTTATCTAATTATTCAGGTCAAGTTTTACCTGGAGATGTTTTAAGAGCACCTAAAGGTTTTCCATTAGGAGGTAAAAAATTAGAAAAATCTAAACAATTAAAAGTTATAAAAAATAGTAGAGAGGGAGTAAATAGGTATAAATTATCTTTAGAAGATTCAGATGGTAAAAGATATACTGTTAGAAATTTTCAAATGGATGGTGAATATAAAGGAAAAAAATTACCTAAATGGGGTATGGTTAGAAGATCTAAACAAAATATTAAGGAAATTTTAAAAGAAGTATTAGATCCTAAAACATTTAATTTTGGTCCTTTAATTGATTCTTTAACAGCTAGTATGGAAAATGATGGATTAAATCTAAAACCTTATCCTAGAATAAGAATGATCCATGATGAAGAAGCTAATGCGGATAATTTCTTTGGTATGACTGCTTATTATGATCCTAATAATAGAGAAATAGTATTATATACCTTAGGTAGACACCCTAAAGATATTATGAGGTCTTATGCTCATGAATTAGTCCATGTTCATCAACATAATGAGGATAGACTACATGATATAAAAACTGATAATGTTAATGCAGATAAACATTTAGAAAATCTTGAAAGAGAAGCTTATGAGACAGGAAATATTATGTTTAGAAGCTGGACTAATAGTATTACAGAAAAAAAAACTAAGGATCCCTTTGGGTTAAATGCATATGCAAGGGAATTAGCTCAATTAAACGAACAAAAAGAAAATTTCTACATTTATTTAGATATGGATGGTGTAGTAGCTAACTTTAATAAACGTTTTAAAGATTTATCTGGTTTATTACCTGATCAGTTTATAGAAAAAAATGGTAAAAATGCTTTTTGGGAATTAATTGATGAAAAACATAAGGTTGCTTTTTGGAGAGGTATTGAAATAATGCCAGGTGCAGAAAAATTAGTTAATTTTGTTTCTCAATATCCTTATGAGATGCTAACCGCCCCTTCAACTAAAAAACAATCAGTTATTGGAAAAAGCTTGTGGATTAGAGATAAAGTTGGTACATTATATCCTAGCCAACCTAAAGTTACTTATAGGTCTGCTAAAGAAAAACATAATGTTAAACCAGAGTTAACTAAATTTGATATTTTAATTGATGATAAAAAAAGTACTATTGATAGATGGGATGCTAAAGGTGGTACTGCTATATTTTATCAAAACGCAGATCAAGTAATTAATGATCTGAAGAAATTAGGTTTATGAATAAAGAATCCAAATCGGTTTTAAAAAAACAATTTCAAGAAAAAGACGTTCAAAGATTAAGAAATTTAATGACTGGCAAGTATGGTGATAAAACTATACAAAGTGTTGGTTATAAAAAAGCTGAAGTAACACATAAAGAAGGTGATATTTGGGAAGAAGATGGAAGAAAGTGGACTATTAAAGATGGAATAAAACAAAATATTACTAAGTTAGATAAAGCTAAAAAAGCTCATGTTGTTCCTTTGTTTTGCCCAAATTGTAAAAAACAAATGAAACTAAAAAATGATCATGAGTTATATAAAATTCACAAAAAATGTTTAGATTGTGTAGTAGAAATGGAACATGAACTACAAAAAGCTGGAAAATGGGAAGAATATCAACAAAATATTAAAAATAATGAAATTGATAATAAAATTAGAGATTTCAAAGATTATGTAAAAGATAGACTTTCTGAATCAAATAATAACTATATATCAGAGGCAGGTCATAAAGAAACATGGAAGGGTAAAATAGACGAAGAACGAGTTGACCAACACCTATCAGAAGTAATTGAATACCTAGAGTCACTTAAGAAATAATTTCATATATTTATAACAAATAAATAATATGAGTAATTCATTTGATGTACATAAATGGAGATTTAATTTAATGATGGAAGCTCTTGAAAAAGAAACTCAAGAGCAGATTGATGAATTACTGCCTAAAATTAAACGAATAGATTTTTCCTATACAGATTATGGGGTACTATATAAAATTAGAGTGTATGGTGCTGATGGAAAAGAATTATATATTTTAGGTGACGATGATGATTTTTTTAAATATAATCGTTTAGATGATGATAATGTACGTTATATTGCTCAAAAATTAAAGATACCTGTAACAGATGATTTTGCGGGTAGATCCTATAATTATGATTATTATCAAAGTTTAATTCCAGCTTTTAAAAATAAAGGTATTGAATTAACTCATGATGATGTAATGGATACAAGCTGATGAATATAAAAGAAATAGTAAAAAAAGTACTTTCCGAGAAAAAAAAGAAATCTAAACTTTGTAAAAGAGGTAGAGATTATATTGCTGCTAGAAAAAGAGCTGGTGAGAAATCATCTGCTTACTTATCAGGTAGAGCCGTAAAAGTTTGTAAAGGTTCTATTAAAGGTGCTAAAGGTAAAAGAAAAAAATCATATAAAGAATCTATTGATTTAAATGAAGCATTTGATGAATTAGATGATGGGTTTGATCCAGAAATGGAAGCATTAATAAAAGCAGGACCCAGACTAAATAAAGAAAGATTTAAGGATGTAATTTATTATATCCATAATAATTGGATGGCTGGTAATTATGGTGATGATTATGCTATAAGAAGAATAAGTAAATATCTTAATGCTCTTGAAGAAAATATAGATCCTAAAGCTCAAAAAAAACATAAGGGTAAAGCAGCTCCATTTGGTTCAGCATACGAATTAGCAGAAATAGAATGGGCTAATGAATCATTAAGAGATTGGTTTAAAAAAGAAGATTGGGTAAGAATTAACACTTCAGGTAATATAACTGGTCCTTGTGGTACTATGAAAAAAGGTAAACCTACTACTAGATGTTTACCAAGAAAAAAAGCTCAATCACTAACTAAAGCCCAAAGGAAAGCTACTGTAGCTAAAAAAGTACGTGGTAGTAAAAAAGGAAAACAATTTGTAAAAAATACAAAAAAATCCGAATTTAAGAAAAAATAAATGTTTAAAATACCAGCAAGGATAATTTCTAAGTTAATTCTTATAGGCTGTGCCCTTATAGCCATGATTTTATCCAGTTGTTCTTCTTATAAATTAGCACTTTTAAATCATAATGATCCAATGTATCCAGTGGAATATGTTATTCCAATAGCTGGAGATACTAAAATTGATACCTTATCCTTTTCTCAATTTAGATGGAAATTAAGAACTGATTTTAATTTTAGGTGGGATTATGCTCAATATTCCT